ACAGCCCGCCCTCATTGGCGCGCTCCTGCTCGAACGCAAAGTGGGCGAACTCGTGGAAGAACGTCGAGAGGTCCGCCGCGTCGGTCAACCGGATGAGGACGTTCTCCACGTCGTAGTAACCGCGGACCTCTTGGCGCAGGATGCTCGGATCGGCCGGGTCGAACGTGCCGCGGTTGCCGATGGCGGATTTGATTTGCTCGGGCTTGCGCGCCACCACGATCCGGCTGTTCACGAAGCCGTCGTATTCTGGCTTTTCCACAAAGTCGCTGTAGCTCGGCGCAGGGTTCTCCACGGCAACAAACGCGGCGGTCACGTTTGCGCCACTACCCTCGGCGTATTGCCCAGCGAGCGCGCTATCTTTTGCGAAGAAGAACCCGCCTTTGTGCCAGGAAGTGGCCGACCCCTGTAGCGCTGGGTCGAAGGCGGCAATATCCGCCGTGCTACCGTGGTACACCACCAGCGGCTCGCCCTTTTCGTCAACAACCTTCGAGTCACCGAACCACCGCTTGAAGGCGGGGGTTTCAGTCACCGGCGGCGTGCCTTGGCGCAGGATGCGCGGATCGGGGGCGCGGCGTAACGCAATGCTTTGCTCGGTGTAGAGGGGCGCCCCTGCGTCAAGCGCCTCGGCGATGTCCTCACTGTCGAAAGACTCCCGATCAACGCGGAGGAACTCCCGCGGAACCTCCAACTCGAACACAACGTAGTTCCCGTCGTCGTCAATGTCCGCGTATTCCTCCGCCACATCACGGCGCGGCGTCACAGACACGGGACCGTCGATCCTGTCGTCCGCGCGGATGCCGGCCGCCGCCTCCTCGCTGGTCCCGTGGTACACCGTGACGAGATCGTCGCCCTCCCCCGTCACGATGGTGTCGCTGCCGTCCCCGGCAATAAACCGAGAGGTTGCGATCCCCTCCGCGCGCTGCGCCTCTTGGCGCAGGATGCTCGGGTCGCCTGGGTCGAACGTGCCGCGGTTGCCGATTGCCGACTTGATTTGGGTCGGCTCGAAGGCGATGTATACCGTGCTCGTTTCCGGGTCGGCGCCGGTCGCGCGATCCTGTGAGTTTTTGATGACGACGCCATCGTGCCCGCCCGTTCGTGCGTCCTCCATCGCGCGCGCGTGAGTCTCGGAAAAGTGCGCGCCCTTCGCATCCACCACCAGCGGATTCTTCAGCGACAAGTGCGCCGGGATCACGTTCGCGCCAGTGGTGGGAGCCTCGAACTCCGCGGCCGCGTCCTGCGCCGCGCGCCTGGCGTCTTCCAGCGGCGCGGCCTCGGCCTTCGCGGCTTTGTACTCCTCGGAGCCGACGCCAAAGTCGGCGGCCGCCCTGAGCACCTTTTCTCGCGCGGCGTCGGCGGCGGCCTTCGCCTCCACGAATTCCTCACTGCGAGTCAGCCGCACGGAGTACCCCGAAGCCGTCGCCGGTGAGTCGGTAAAGTAAACGGCTTGGCCGAAGTCCGCGCCGAAAGCTCCGGCCTTCTCCGGGTCAAAAGCCCCGATGTCCGCGTCGGTGCCGTGGTACACCACCAGCGGCGCGCCACCCTCGTCAACAACCTTCGACTCGCCGAACCACGCCTCGAACTCGGGGGTTTGCGCCTGGGCCAGCAACTCCGCACGCCGAGCGTCCAGCGCCGCGGCCTCGCCGGTGAGCGGCCCCTCAATCGTCAGGCCGGCATCGCGGAACACCTCCGCTACCGGCTTGCCCAGCCGCTTGGCGCGGCTGACAAAGTACGCGGCACCAAGCTGGGCGCTGACCGACGCCTGCTGCGGCGTCAGCTCGCCGGTGTCGACCAACTGCTCGCGCAGTTGCGTGAACATGTCCTGCGCGTCGACGTACTCGCTGGCGTTCTTCTCCGCCTCGGCCACAAGGCGGTCCATGTACTGGCGCTGGTTCTCCCGCTCCTGCTTGACCCTGAACGGGGTCGATGCCTGCGGGTCGAGCGTCATGTGTGGACGCAGATCGGCGAAATGCGGCGAGTCCACCACGTCCGTGGCGAATTCCGCGATGGTCACGGTCATGTCCTGCCCGAGCTGCGCGGCCTCGCGCGCGCGGCCCGCCAGGGTGGACAGCAGCGGGTCGGCCTGCACCTGCTCGGGTGTGTACTGCTGGAGGTACAGCGACACCTGCGCGGCGTCGATATGCACCTGCGAGTTGTTGTCCCCGTCGATTGAGTCGACCAAATCCTGAAACATCGCGCGGTTGCGGCCTTTGGTCTTGACCTCGGTCACAGCCTCGACCACCGTGTCAAGCCGCCGCTGCGACTCCACATGCTTATTCTCCGACGCCAGCAGCGTCGTAGTCGTGGACACCGTAGCGCCCGCACCGCCGAGCACCAGCACGCCCTGTGTGCCCTTCACGAATGCGTGCAGCACCCGGTCGATCTCGCCCGGGGCTTCGTCGGTGCCGAGGAACGCGTCAAGCGAATCCGAAAGCTGCTGCTCTGTGAACGCGCCCTCGTCGGTGAGTTTCAGGAACTCCGCGCCGAGAATGTTGGTCAGCTCCTGCAGCGCCTCAGTGCCGCCCTCTGCGGCCACGAAGGTGGCGTAGCTCTCCGCGATGCGCGTCAGCGCCTTGCGCTTGGTCTGGTCGGCCAGCGCGTCTTTGATCTTGCGACGCACCAGAGCGCGGCCCACGGGGGTCACTGTGCGCCCCAGCGCGGCGACCGACACCAGCTCCAGCGACGCATTGACGAGACCCACCGCCACCGCGGCATTGGCCGCGAGCTTCGGGTCCAGCGCGTTGTCGAACTCGTCGCGGACCTCCATGAACTCATCGAACGCGAGGCCCGACTCAAGGTTGAACGCCCGCTCCGCGACGCCGTACCGCGCTGCGAACGGCGTGGTCGCCGCAAGACCGGCGACCGCCCCTACCCCGGTGCCGAGCACCGGGACGACAGACCCCACAGCGCCGCCGGCCACGGCGCCGAACGCCGCACCCTGCGCGCCGCGAGTCACGGCACCGCCGAAAATGTAGCCGAGGATGGGTAGCTGCTCGCCCGCGACAATGGGCGCGCCGGCGAGGTACCCGTAGCCGGCACTGGGGTCGGTCAGCGAACGGCGCAGCGCACCGGCGCGGCGCAGCTCGTCTTCCGTCAGCGGGTCCGCCCGCCCGAGGTGCGACCACATGCGGCGCTGGTTCAGCTCCGCCAGCTCGACGATCATGCTGCCCTGGCGCACCGACGCGCCGATGTCACCCGTGTACTCGTCAACCACGTCTCCCAGCGAGCGAGGCGCGTTGAGGTTGGCCAGTGCCCGCTCGACGGCGGCAAGTTGCGCAGTCTCGTCGTGCGCGATGCGCGCAAACTCGGGGTCTTGCAGCCGGTCCGCGGTCCGCGGCGCGTCGGACAGCAGGGTGAAGTCAACCTGACGGGCGCGCTCGGCCTGTTGGAAGCGCGGCTTGTCCGCGTCGACCACAGGAGCGGGCACCCCGAGCGTAGCGCCGATCCGCTGGGACTCGGCGTAGCTGTCGGGGTCGGTCTGCATCGCCGCGCCGAGATTGGCGCGGATGCCGGCCGTGGGGTCTTTGGGGGGCGCGGGAGTGACGGGTGTTACATCGTCATGCGTGAGGGGCGCTTCGCCCCCAGCCAACAGGGAGTAATCAATCGGCATTTGCTCACCGCGGTGTAAGGTCTACCATGTCCGCATCGATGAGCATTTCCTGCTGCGCCTCGCTGAAGCCCAGCCGGTTAAACACGTCGAGCGGGATTTGACGTTTCTGCATGTCATAATAGCCCACAACCAACTGTCGCGGCGAGACATCCTCGACCCGCGCGCCTGTGCGCTGCGCGACGATCAGCCCCGCGGCGTGCAGTGAGGCCGCGTTGTTCGGCGTAACGTCCAGCCCGGCGGTGCGCATCGCCGCCGTGTACGCCGGAATGCGAGCGTTCATCCGCAGCAACCCAGCGCTGGTGAAGTCCGGCTCGGGGTCAGCGGCCAGCGCCGCGGTGATCAGCGGCAAGTTGTCCGCGTGGTCGGAGTCGAGGATGTCCCCCGCCGCTTCTTCGAGGCTCGACATGGTGCGGATGTCGGGGGTCTTGCCCATCGCCAGCACCGCGCCGGCGAGAAGGTCGAGCCGCTCGGTCCCGATGTCCTCGATCTCGAACCGCGATCCGCCGAAACCCATGCCGAACACCGACACAGACGGCTCGCCCTCGTACTGGAACATATCCGCGACCACCTTGGAGAAGGCTTCCTGCGGCATCTTGCCGCCCTTCTCCTCCGCGTGGCGTTTCAAGACGTTGTTCAGGATGCGATACAGCGAGTCGACGCGCGGCTGGTCCTTCGGCTTCCAGTCCCTCTTGGGGGCGCCCATCAACTGCTCGACCGCCACCTGCACGCGGTTGGCCTCGGTGCGCCCCTCCTCGTCCTCCAGCCCCCACACCGGGGGGTTGTTGCTCTCCCCGCGCGGAACCGCATCGCGGCCGCCCCACCCGCCCCGAGCCTTGGCCACGAGGCGCGCGACCTCTTTGCGCTCCGCGCCGTAGATCGGCAGCTTGGTGACATCGACCTCGGCCATCGCGGCCTTGGGCAGTGCAAGGGTGTCGGTGTAAACTGTCCAGTCGGTCTCCAACTCTCTGACGCCTGGGTTCTCCAACTGGTACCGCTGCAAGTCTGACAGCGCCGCCCACTCGTCGGGGCGCTCGGCGGCGAAGGTCGCGGCACTGCCGCCCCCGCCGATGTGGGCGCGAGCGTCGTCGAACACGTCCGAACGTCGCCTATCGTCGGCGATACGCTGCTGGTTGTAGAGCCGGTACGTTTCCGCCTGCGCCCTTGCCGCCAGCTCGGGGTCGTCCCCCGCCTTGCCCCGGACCATTTCCAGCGCGGCCGACAGGTTCGGCGCGTCGTCGATGGAGTTCACCGCGAACAGCGTGGCGTTGCGGGACAGCTCGGCGTCGCGGTCTTGTTTCTCGCGAGCTTCGACCGCCTGCAGCATTTTGGCCCGCACCGGCCCTTCCAGCCGGTCGGCGTATCGGTCGAACGCCGCGCGGCCGTCTGCGCCGCTGGCCCCCACCGCGGCGACGACCGCCGCCGAGGCGAACTGCGACTCGAACGACTGCAGGTTTTCGTTCAGCGCCGGGCCGTCAATGCCCGCGGCCTCGGCCGCATCATGCACCGCGGCGCGGCCGAGCTCACGCTGCACCGCCAGCTCGTCGGGGTTGTTCCACAGCAGCGCAGCGTTCTCGACCGTGTTCTCGACCGTGGCCTTGATCGTGGCCTGCTCCCACGCCGCGAAGCCCTTGGCCGCGTGGCTCTGGATGCCGCGCGCGCCTTTGGTGACGTGGTTGGTTGCCGCGCGGCTGAACATCCGCAACGCCTCGCCGTCGAGGTCGGCGGCGTACTGCTCCTGCAGCTTGGCCAGCGCGTCCGTGGCCCCCTGCGCCCCGTCGTAAGCATCGCGGCCCTGCCTGTTGTAGTAGCCCGCGTCAGGGTCGAACAGCAGCGTGTTCTTCGCGCGCTCGAACCGGGTCAGCGCATCCTCGGCGCGGGTGGTGTCCTCGCGGCGCTTCTGCTCCTCCCACAACTTCGCGGCAGGCGCGGCGGCGTCGGCAAGGGCCGCGCTGGCGAACGCGCTGCGCGGCAGCTCGCGCGCACGGGCGCCGCTCACCGCGGGGGCAGCGACTCGTTGACTTCCGTACTTGGCGACTGTCGGCATGGATCACCCCACCGGGTATTCGGATGACGCACCGCGGCCATGGTCGCGGTACCACTTGTCTGCATAAATTCGGGGGCGCCCGGCCGCCCGGCCGCCGGACTGGAGCGACTGCCCGTAGCCGATGGACGCGGCGCCGCCGAGCAAGCCCACCGTGGCGGCCTGGTTCAGCGAGCTGGCGCGGCTCCTGAGCAGCCCCGCCTCGCTGGTCAGCGCCTCGACCTGCTGGTCGGCACCCGCGCGGACGCGGAGCGCGTCCACCTCGCCGCGCAGCTCGGTGCTCGCCTGCAGCCCTGCGGCGGAGCCCGCGTCGATCTCAACCCCGGCAGCGCCGAGCTGCGCCCGCTGGCGCGACATGAGCTGCGAGGTCTGCTCGCGAATGTCCATCTCTTTCGCGGTGCCGGCGGCACGCGCGCGCTGCGCGTCGTTCTCCGCAACTCGCGCGTTGTAGCGCGCGGTCGCGGCAGCGGCGCGGGTCTGCTGAAACTGTGAAAACACTTGTAGCCCGGCGACCGCGGCCATTGGGGTACACATTATTGTCGCTCCATAGTGAATTCGTGGAACCGATGCCCTCGGATCAGCGTCGCGGCGTCGTCCACGCGGAACCCGACGCGACGGAGCCACCGCACGCTGACGTGATTGGCCTCGTGTACGTAGTTTACCAGCCTTGGCGTGACCGACAGCATTTGTGCGATCACGGGCTGCACATCGCGCACCCACACATGCCGCGTCGCGAACACCTCGTCGGTGCCCAGCATCCACGGAGCGCCACGCCCGGTCAGCGGGCACACCACATGGAGGCCGAGCGCCGCCACCGGCCGGTCCGCCACCCGCGCGACCGCGGACAGCGCGGATCCACGTAGCGAGGCTTCCAGCGCTTCCCACGCGGTCAGGCCGCTGGCTGCCTCCGCCTCGACGACATCCGCCGCGCGCATGTGTCGCGCGATGTGCGCGACCGCCGCGTCGGTGGGCTTGTGGTAGCTAACCTGAGACATCAACGCGCGGGATGATGGACAGGATGGCGATGGGCACAGGCGCGCGCTGCTCGAGGCGGAGGCCGCCGCCGCGCGACCATTGTGGCTCGACGATCACCTCCTCCTTGTAGTCCCGCAACTGGATAGAACCGTAGCCGTCGGTCTCGAACCGGGGCTTGATCTCCCGCATCTCGCCGACGCCGCCGTCCTCGGTTTTTGGCCCGACCCACCCGCCGCGGGACGCCTCGACCTCGATGGTCACGCGGGACACGGACACCGGGTCCGCCTTGATCGTCTCCGCGCCCTGCGCGTCAAGGTCGAGGGTCTCCAGCGCGGGAACGAACGCGAGGCCCGCATGCACCGTACCGGCCGCCTGGGGCAGCTCAATCGCGCCCGAAACGACCGTCAGTCCCGTGACCTCGTTGCCGTCGGCCAGCACCGCGACCTCTTCACCTTCGAGGTGGTCTAGCCCGCTGATTGTCGTCGCCGCGGCCCCGGAGTACGACAGGCCCGAGTCCACGCAGAAAGCGTCGGCCACCGCGCCGGCGACCGTCGCGGTCACACGGGGTTCAAGCCGTTCGACAAATCGTTTCGTTGCCCCGCCTATGGTGCGCCGCACAATGGCGTAGAGCGCGTCCCGCCCGTCCTCCGAGATCACCGCGACATCCTCGAACGCGCCCTCGGTGGTGTGCTGGTGCCAGCCCCACACCTGGTGCTCCTTCTGGTACGTCATCCCCAGCAGCACGCCGTCGCTGCGCACGCACCACAGCACCCCGTAAGGCTCCTCGGCGTAGGCCATCGACGTGATGATGCGCCCGCTGAACAGGTGCTCGGACATGATCGACAGATCGTTGCCGCGGTAGGTGTCGGACGCGAACTCGTAGGCGATGTCACGAAGCCTTGCGCCCTTGTCCTGCAAGTACACCACCGAATCGCCCACGAGGGCCGGGGGCACGGTGGACGCGCCGCGGTAGCTCTGCGGCCGAACACCTACGGTGGAGGGTGTCAGCACCTCCGCGTCGCCCTCCGTGACTTTCCAAACCGCGCCGGAGGTCAGCAGCAGCAGCCCCTGCACCGGGACGATGTGCCGAATCTCGTTGACCTGCTGCGCCGCGATGGTCAGCGTGACCGCATCGTCGTCGCGGGTGGGGGACGACACGCGAAACGACGAGTAGTTGCCCGTCTGCGTCGTGTAGAGCGACTGCGGCTCCTGCTCCAAATTGGCGAACACCTGCCGCTGCTGGTAGTACCCCACCGCGCCGGGGTTGCCCACGTCGTCGAACGGACGACGGTCGGTGGGCGGCGTCTCCGATGTCAGCGGCGCGATGTTGAAGTCGGTGAACTCTGTCCCGTTCGCGTCGCCAACCCAGCCGTAGACGTTGGCGTTGTCCCCAGGGTCTTTGTAGATGCGAAACACATCCACGTCGGCCTGGTCGTTCCACGTCAGTTTGACCCCGGCCGTAGCGCTGAGCGACGGCGTGGTGATCTTCACCTCGGTGGACGCCAGCGACTCGACCCCGGCCGACACCGCGGTGACCACGTAGCGGTAGGTCTTGCTGTAGGTGCCAGCGCCGGCGCCGACCGTGGTGGCCGCGCCGGTGTAGTTGACGCTCCCACCCGAGGTGTAGGTGTGGTCCGCGATGGTGGTTGTCACCCGCGCGCGCAGAATTGTGGTGGATGGGGTGGTGTAGACCTTGAACGCTTGGTCGTTGACAAGAGCATCGAGCGCGTCGTTGCCCACCACATCCTCGATCCAGAAGGAGTCGCCGGCGGTCAGTCCGTGAACGGCCCCCGTGGTCACGTCCATGTACTGGGAGACGCCGGTGGGGCCGCCCCCGAAAATCGACCCCGCGTCGACGAACGCGATGCCCGAGATCGCCACCGTGGCTGCCGCCGCCATAGCAGGCGCGGGCACCGTCGGCGCGTAGCTCACGACATCAAGCGACCATGAGGTGTGCGACGCGCGGCTGAGGTTCCGAGGCGCGTGGCTCGGGTGGACGATGGTCAGCACGTCCGCCGACTGCGCGACCTGCAGGCGGTCGAGATCGGCCGTGGAGTAGGGTGTCGCGATCTCCACCGGCGAGCCGCCCGACTCCACGTAGCCGCCATCCGCGATGACGCGCATGGTCAGGTGTTCAAACAGCAGGACGTAGGTCTGTTCGGTGTTGAAACTGAACTCGATCAGCCGGCCAGGCTGCGCGCTGTCCCGCTGCTCCGCCACCCACCGGAAACCGGGGCGCGAGTACACGCCGCCCTGTGGGCGGACGATGAAGTTCTCGCAGAGCGCCAGGCCGGTCTGGTACTTGGTCAGGTCGGCGCGACTACGCAGCGCGGGCGCGATCTCGCCGGAGGTGAAGCTGCGTTGTATCGGGTGCGCCATGTCAGCGCCTCACCGTCACGAACTCACTGTCCGGCTGCGGGATGAACCGCTGGTTGCGGTCGCGCGCGGCCGCCTCGCTCATCAATGTGCTGTAAAGCGACATCTGCGCCTGCCGCGCCGCGGCGCCCTCCCGGCTGCCGATGATCGACATGGCGATGTTGGCGGCGAGTAGGTGCGACAGCGCGAGGATGAAGTGCGCGTCGAAGAAGTTTGGATCGGTCACCCTGCGGGTGTAAACCGCCCACAAGTCCGCCTCGTTCGCAGCGATGACGTGCGTGTCGGCGGTGCCGACCTTGACGTTCATCGCCTCGTAGGGCACCTGCCGCCGGAGGTCCACATGAGCAACGTCGCGGTGCAGCGCGGTGCGTTCCTGCGCCGCGTAGTCCTCCCGGTCCAGCGCCACCCGGTGAATCTCAAGGCACTGCGACGGGTATGCGTACACGTAAGCGTAGTTATGCGCCTCCGCCGTCGAGAGCAGCGCCAGTCGCTCGGTGCGCGTGGCGAACCCCCATGGGCCGTTGCGCAGGCACATGTCCCGCGCGACCGGGTAGTGCAGCGAGCACTGCTGCGCCTGCGCGCTCGGCTCCGTCAACGAGTTGATGCTGCCGCCCCGAATGTGCGACAGCGCCAGCTTGCAGATTTCAACCTCGGACGACACGGCCGGTCAGCCCAGGGTCTCGACGCCGGGGCCGGTCGGCTTGGGCGCCTCCTGGAACGTCACCGCGGCGATCTCGGCGGCAGGGTCGACACCCGGATCGGTGGGCTTCGCGGGCTCGCGCGGCGCTTTGCCGGGCTTGACCGGCTCCAGCCACGACGGCACCGGCTTGAGCGGCTTCGCGGTGGTCATGGTGTGCCGGCGCGGGTGGTTGGGGGCGTACAGCTTCCCGTGCATGAACCCCGGCGCAATCACGTTGTAAACAGGCATTGTTGATCTCCTGTGAAGTTGGGCGGGGGCCGAAACCCCCGCCACGGTCCGCGCGATTACGCGCCGGTGACGTTGGTCTGGTTGCCCATCGTGACACCCGCAGTCACCGTGCCGGTGGTCGGGGCCGTGCCGGTCACGGTGTAGCGCACGCCCAGATAGCGCGCGTTGATGCCGTTGGGCAGATATTGCAGGTTGATCTGCTTGCCCGCCACCAGATCGGCCGCCGCCACCGACTGCTCGGCGACCACGGTGCCGAGCGACGCGGACGCGCCGACCTCAAGGGCCACGTTCAGACTGGTCAGGTTGTCGAAGTCGGCGGTCACCTGCACCAGAAACGGGACAGGGGCACCTTTGCCGATGTCCTGGTTCAGCGCGGCGGCGGCACCGTAGGGGGTGCCGGGGGCACCGAGGTCGATCACGTTGGTAGAAACTGCCGTGGCGGTAATCGCCTGATCGTCAGATAGCGTCATCCATCTTGAAAAAATCATGTTACACCACCCGTGCTTCAGTGTTGACGAGAGCGTCGGACTCGCGGATCGGAATTCCGCGGTACGTCAGCACCTCTTTACCTTCGATCTCCATCGGACGCAGACGCACGAACGAATCGCTTGCGCCCGCGTTACTGGCCAACGCGTCGAGCGCCTCCAGCACGTCGCGGTTGCAGTAGATCGCGGAGCGCCCGCCGGCTACGCGACGGCTCTGGAGCTTGTAGTAAGCCTTGCGCAGAAAATCATACAGCGCGACCGAGCCGCCCTGCATGTTGGACACGTCGATGTTGGCCACACGCGACACGTAGCGCCAGTCCTTGACCGCGAGGCCGATGTTCCATGTGAACATCTCCTCTTTGGCGTAGTAGGCATTGCCGTCATCGTCGGTCACGCGCTGCGAGCCCTTATCCTCGCGCTGGACGCCGGCCGCGGTACCCTTGGGGTACAGGGTCTGGCACTGGTTGTCACCCCAGGTCACCATCCAGATGGAGGTGTTGTCCGCGCCTATGCCGCCCGCGTCGATGATCTGGTTACCGTTAGGGGCGCCCAGGTCATTGAAGCGCGGGGCGAAGCCCATGAACTCCTCCGGGTCACTGGCCGAGTTGCCGTAAAACAGTTTGGTCGCGATCTCCTGGTTGATCGCCTCCAAGTAGCTCATGGCCTCAGACAGACGCACTGCGCCCTCGTCACCGGACAGCGCCAGCAGGCGCTCGTCCACGGTGCTCAGTCCCTCCACGAAGCCGGTGGTGTCCTCGACCTGTGCCTTGCCCGACTTGCTCTGCGGGATGCCCTGGTAGAGCTTGCCCCACGTCACCGACGGCAGGCCGGTGCGGACGGAGTGCAAGTGCGTGGTGCCCTTGTTGCACTCGACGGCGATTGCGTCCTCAAGGATGGGGTTCATTTGCGCCAGCAGTTCGAGCACGGCCACGTACTGGCCCCGCCCGTCCTGCTGTTTGTAGATGTCGATCAAGTCGACAAAAGTATTTCCGATGGTAGCCATGTGGCTGCCTCCTTACGCGGTTTTGCGATCATTCGGATAGAGAATTTCAACGGCACTCTTTGGCGGAGTGGACGCACCGCCGGCAGCGCCGGGCACATCCTCGCGGAGAGTTTTCCCCACGTTCCAGAGTAGCCGCACGACTTCGGGATGGTTGCCCACCCCGTGAGTCTCTAGCAGCTCTTTAAGCTCAGGCGTGCCGAACTGCTCCAAGGCACGCTGCGCGGTGGCGACACTCTCCGGGAGTTTGTCGCCGCCGAACTGTGCGTCGGTTTCAGTTGCGGTTCGCCATTCGCTCATCTGCTGCGTGAATGCCTCGCTCTGCGCCGCCGCTTGCTCGCCCACCAAACCCGCGTAAAGATCGACAACTCTCTGCGCAGCTTCCTGGTTAAGCCCCAGCTCCTTAAGAACCGGGGCCGCTTTACCAAGCGCGGCATCGTCGAGTTGCACTCCTTCAGGCAAGGTGAAGTCGGCGTAGCTCTCGGGGGCACCCTCGGCGGGGGCCACATCAGCATCGGGGGCGGGCGCTACTTCGCCCCCGGACTCGGGCGCTTGCGCACCCGGTTCTTCTACCGCCGGGGTCGGC